TGTGGACTGCGGTTCTGCGGTATAGCGAACCTCGGTGGAACGCTTGACGATATCGGTACGATAATCCAATACGATCTTCCTGATGTCCTTGCTGGTATCCACTGGACCGAAGAGGTAAGTCTTCACTGTGAAGTTTAAAGTCCAGATAAGAGTTCGTCGAGTTGCGTAGTCACCTTCATAGTCATCAGTGTAACCAACGCCGTTAAGGACAATAGCAATGTCCCTCTCTTCGTGGGTGACATCAATAATCTCAATGGAAACATTGAGAGAGGGATGGAAGGACGGGAGGATCTGCTCAATGATTTGGAGTCCGTCGTCCTGGTTCTTTGCCAGGATGTTCAGTTCCACTTCCAGGTTATAAGGAACCGGGAGGTACTGGGAGTACTGAGTGCCCGGTTTTGCAGCAGTGTCCTTAGGGACAGTACGGGAAAACTGGGTGGGGGTAAGTTTGCGTGAACCATCATAGTTCAGTCCCTTAATCTCAAAGGACATACGGGGCAAACTAATTTGAACCCCCTGTCTCCTTGCGTCGGGTTCTGCTTCAATAATAGCAAGGTACTTCTGATAAGGTCCATACTGAATAGGTACCTTATACGCTTCAATAGCGTCTTTCCCTGTCGGCACCTTGACACCAGGTTCCTTCCTCTTGACTACGATGTTGTTAAACAGCGTACCAAAAGCAATAATACTCTTACGGAATATTTGATGGTAATAATATCGTCCTAACAAAGGTTCATTCCAAATCTACTATACTATTTAGAGTTAAACGAAACCAAAGGGTGACTCGTCCGCAATATCAAGTACTTTAATCTGATCAAACTCCTCTTGGAGGTCATCAGTATCGTCAAACGGCTCAGGAGCTGTGGTTGTTTTATAAGACACCCAAGAGGCACCTGTTGTCTGTCCTACGATAAGGGACTTGTCAAATGCGTTCTCAGTAACATCATAATACCCATCAGGATACTCTGTCCCACCTTCGTCTCCACCTACAATCGGATAGTCAATAGGATTCTTCTGTTGCTCTGGGTTCAGGTTAGAGAGGTCACCAACGATAAGTCTCTTCTTTGGTTTGTTGAACTCCATAACCCTGCCGTCCACAACAGGGACATCGTTAAGGAACCCAGCGTCGTTATAAAGAGCAAAGGGTGTCTGACTGGGGTCTTCTGGTGGGGTTAGGTCAGTAACATTGTAGATCTTAACTGGTTCATTAAGTCTGTAGGAGTTTGTCCCACCTTCATCCAAGTGGAATTGCATCCTGTAGTATGCTCTCCGCACCTGCAGTTGATCAACCTTGGTAATACCTGTCTCCAGTGTCTCACCAGAATACTCAAACTTCTCTAGTTGTAGTTCGTAGATATAACCCTTTCCTAACTGGAAGAAGGGTCTGTCGAACATAACATACTTACACTCAAACAGACTGTCATCAAAGGGGAAGTAGATAAGGTCTCCTTCCTTAGGTCTAACAGCGGTTTGTCCCTCCAATGGGTTAAGGATGTCAGTTGCTTCGTGTCCATCCTTACCATTGTAGTATGCTTTAACAAAGGGGGCGTAGTACGCCAACCACTCTGAGCGGGACATAACCATGGTGAGTTCATCAGAACTCCTTACACCAAACTTGGTAAGCATCTCCATGCTGTTGTCATACCCATCAAAGCTTTTGATGTACATGGGAATTGACATCGCCAACTCAAAGACACTCTTGGTAGACTCATGAAGGAGTCTGTCTAGATTTACATTCCAACGAGGCATGTAAAGAATATCTACGCCATAGAGCTTAATCTGCTCTCGCACCAGGTCGTCGATGAGGTTTATCTCACCATCATAACCTGTCGTATTAGAAAAGAAGGTAGAGGTACTTGGCATTATCCTACAGCGTCAAGACAAGGGTCGGCCCAATCCATGGCAAACCTTTCTTTCAATGAGTCCCTGTTCTTCTGTCCATCTTGAAGTATCTGTTTGCCGTCTAGTGTGATGCCACCTGGGAGTTGGACTTGGTTAAACTTCGTGAGGTTTCTTCCCCACTGCACTTGGACTAAAGATATAGCATATTCCTTAAGCCACATATCGTTCCAAAGATCAGGGAATATATCCGGAGAGGGTTTAACCATACACTCTAAGCATATCCAATCGCCAAAGTTTATATTTGCAAACCTTCCGCTGTCAATAAACAACCTGTGGGTTCTCATATTGAAGTTATACTGAACTGGAGGAGAAAAGAGGAAGTCTAGCGTTGCCAACCACTCTCTCATAGCAACATAACTGACAATATCAAATCCAATACCCGAGCAGGAGTCTCCAAGCAACCCACCCATAAGCATAGGACCAACCATCCCACCAGGAATGATACCTCCCATACCCAGTCCACCAAGGATACCACGAGTCAATACTTGCTGGACACCAACAACATCATCTGGAAGAACAATGTAGTTGTTCTGGGTGGCGATGTCACCAATACCATACTGAAGTGACTCCTCCTTTACCTTAGTAATCTGAAAGATAGCAGAGTTGTCTGTGGTGCTCCCCTTAATGGTGATAAACTCACCAACTTTATATCCACTTCCTGCATTATAAGGACGAGCATTAACCAGTCCCTGGTCCACCGTCCTCTCTGGTCCAATGTAAACTGTCAGTCCCGAACCACTACCAGCTGCTGTGTCCAGGATTAAATCCAAACCATCTTCAGTATCAATACCCTTTCCTGGTCCTAGGTTTCCAAGTGAACCATCAGAGTTTAGATCAAAGTCCAAAACCCCATCCGATGTATCATCTGCTGGTGTGGTAATAGTCCCAGAAGTTGAAGGGTAACCACTACCAGAGTCCACCAAGGTTAGTTCATCAACCATCCCCGCTTCATAAACCTTAGGTCCACCAACCTGATCCACAAGTTGTTGCTTCTTACTCTTAAAATGCTCGACGAAAACACTATCTGCTTGAGTGGTAAGATACATCCTTTCTGTTCCCAGAAAGTGTGACCTCTCATTGAAGTACTGAAACGCATCATTGATACAACAGTCCATCTGTGCATCAGACACATTGATCTGAAGGACAGGAGCACCTAGCTTTGTGAAGATATACTCCTTAAACTCTTCTCTATTCTTAGGAGAGGCAACGCTCATTGTCTAACTCTTTATTCTTATTTAGAAAGGCAAGGCAACTGGAGTTGCCACTTCAGGCATTGGGACATCAACTGGGACATCAACTGGGGCGTCAACACTACCACCAAGAAGACCTGGGAGTAAATCAGGGATCATGCCCTGAACCTCAGCCATTGCTGCTTCCTTAACCTGCTCTACAATAGAGTCTTGATTCACATAAACATAACCAACTGCACCAGTGATGGCAACAATGCCAGCAAAGGCAATGGTTGCCATTGCATCTAAAGCGAATCTCATAGGTTTATCCCTTTCTATTATTTATTATTAATCCTAGTCTCTAAAACAACCAACCTCATTTCTAATTCTCTTACTCTCTCAATGGTTGCTTGGACTTCTCTAGGAGGTTCAAACTCATCAATCCAAGTATCATTCTCTTCAATTTCTTCTAGCATCATATTAGAGTTAAGTTCAATTGCATTGAGTCGTTCAATGACACCATAATATGCCCAAGTTGAAATTGCAACAGCACCCAAAATGCTTATAAGATTCCTTATAGGAATTGATATCTTACTATTATCAGAGACACTAACTTGTTCATTATCCATTTCTTACACCGTAGGTTTGATGGGAGGTTCAATCCCAGTAAGTTTTACTGGTGCTTGTTCTATTCTAATGGTTTGTGCTGGTGCTGTGGAGGCAGCTGCTTCAATGAGCTTCTCCAAGTCTTCCTTACCTATGCCACCTGCTGCAGCACCATTACTATCACTCTTACCCTTAGCAGCCTGGACACCAAAGGTGGCTAGGACACCAGTAAATACTGAAGCAATGAAGGTGGGATCCAACTTTTGTTCGGGTACTCCCAGAGCAGGAGGAAGCTTAATATAGGCAAGAGTGAGAATAGCCCCAGACCAAACAAGAATGCCCAGACGCACAAAGGTCGAAAGGATTGCAAGTTGTTCCTCCTTATCATCCATAGTATCTTTCAGTTTGCCTATTACACCCTTCTTTTTAGGCTCTTCTTTCTTTGGTGCCGCTGCTTCAGACATAAAAAAAGAGGGGCGATGTATGCCCCTCTATTTAGTTTATGTTATGTTTTATCAACTAATGCGGCACTTCATAAGAGCGGCACCAGATACACGGTAGATACCATTAACTGGAACACCAGCGGCTGCGGCAGCTGTGTCATCAGCGGCGGTTACGATACCACTGAATACTGCGTTACCTGTGATAGTAGGAGAAGCAGCAAGTGCTCTCAACTCAAGTGCAGTCTCAAGCAACTGAATAGCAGCTTTGATTGTCTGGTTATCAGTAACCGTTGAACCAGTGAATGTTCCTAAGTGATCAGCAGCATCGGATACACCTGACAAAGTAATCAAGTGGTCCACATCCAAGTCAGCCTTAGAGGTAGAACCTGAAGCGGCTGCCCAAACAGCGTCTCCGTTACTATCAATCGTCAGAACTTGGTTCTCTGAACCTTCTGCGAGTGAAGTAGGAGCGTTGGAAGCGTTACCAACAATGATGTGTCCTCTGTTCAGTCCATCAAGGACATTCAGTTCAGCGGCAGTTGAAGTAACTGCAGTGG